GGAACACAAATTAACTTGTTAGCTTTAACAACGGGTGTTTCTGTAACAGCTACGGGTGTTACCTTAAACGCAACCCCAGGCCTTAAGTTACGTACCGCTTATTCTTCAGCAACGCTTATTTGTCTGGGAACTAATAACTGGTTACTTGTTGGGGATTTGAGCGCTTAACATGCCTATAGTCGGAGGATTTCATTCATCTAGGCGTTTAGCCCCAAATGCTCCCATTATTGGGGTGGGAACAGATTCTGGTGCCGCCGGAGCAAACGGGCTTGCTTTTAATAATGGCACTGTATCTGTAGCATTCACCCCACCTGCTTACGATGGGGGTCTGCCCATAACCAGTTATACAGTAACTGCCAGCACAGGCCAGTCAAAAATTGGAGCGGGTTCACCTATATCTGTAACTGGATTAAGCTCTTCTTCATCTCCCACATTTACAGCGGTTGCAACAAACTCTATTGGAACTAGCCCTATCTCCGCATCAAGCCCTCAAGTAACAGTTACAACTGTGCCTGAAGCCCCTACTATCGGAACAGCTTCTGCCGGAGATTCCTCAGCAAGCCTTACTTACACTGCTGGCGCTACTGGCGGAAAAGCAATTACTACTTTTACGGCTACTTCAACCCCCGGAAGCTTTACTGGGACAGGGACAAGCCCAATTACCATTTCGTCTCTTTCAAACGGAACAGCCTACACTTTTGTTGTTAAAGCGACTAACGCTAACGGCGATTCTGTAAATAGTCAGCCTTCAAATAGCACGTCACCGGTAGCCCCTTATTACAACCCACCTGTTTATTACAACCCGTACTACAACCCACCTGTTTATTACAATCCACCTGTTTATTACAATCCACCTGTTTATAGCAATCCACCTTGCGTATTTAATGGTAACTTCTATTACAGACCTTGTGGTTCAAACGTGTGCGTATATACAAACTGCGGTGTATTTGTTGGCTACACATCTACGTGATATTATTGCTAAAAAGGAGCTGAAATGGATATAAATAAAAGACTGTACTTTTTACACATTCCAAAAACTGGTGGTACATCGGTAAGTGTACAGTTGCATGCTGCTTTCGTTGAAAACTCAATCACGCATTATCCCCCTACCCCACCCCCACATAACGATAACTTTAATGAATACGTATTTATTCAAGGGCATTTGGGAAGATACCCAATTGATAAAACAGATAACCTAGATGTTGCATGTTTGTTAAGAGACCCTCTTGACCGCGCAATTAGTAACTTTTTATTTATTTATAACAAAGTTATTTCTAAATCAGAAGTTTATTCAGCTATCCCTGAATTTATAGATAAACTAAAGTATTATTTTTTTGATGACTTGGGTTATATTAGGCACAGAAACATTCAAGCACAATTTATATGCAACTCCCCCGCAACAAATATCTTTAAAGATTCAATTTCAAATAGCTCCACAGAATATAAAATAAGAAGTCAAGCTTGGGGTCTCCAAGAACAAGAGTTTACATTAGAAATGGCTAAAGCGTATTTAGATAAATTTGCCATTGTAAATACAATAGAAAATCATGAGCAATTTTTACAAGATATTAAAAAATGGTTTTTAGACAATTACAGCATTACTATAGGTGAATATACAAACAATAAAATGATTAATACCTCATTAGTTACGTATAATGAAGTAGAGTACACAACCACGGTGTTAAAGAGTATGCTTTCGGAAGAGGACATTCAAAGATTTTTAGAACTTAATTCCATAGATTTTGAACTTTACGAGCACGTATATAATAAAAAAAAGGAGTAATAAATGTCGGATTCTTTACTAAATAGATATAAAAAATTAATAGGCGACACCCGACCTTGGGATTTGATAAGCCCCAATATAGAATGGTCTTCAGAAGAAGTTGTAGACACAAGGTATTCAATTTGCAAACAGTGCCCAGAGTTTATAAAATTAACTACTCAATGCAAAAAATGTGGATGCGTAATGAAAGCAAAAACAAAGCTAAAAGATGCGGAATGTCCAATTGGAAAATGGGGTATTGATAATGTTTGAGTGTGAAGAGCTTGCACCAGGTATTGTAAGTTATTTAAATGTAATGGAAGATCCATCCACATTTATTGTTGACGTGGAGTCTTTGGTGGAGATTAACGAGTTATCATGGATGTACGGTAGCGCTGGTGAACCGCGAAATGAATCTAATGAAGTTAAACCAAAACTCTCATCTATTAGAGATTGTCGCGTTATATCTCTGCCAAAGTTTGATACTGCAACACCAAAAGAACCTGGTTCACCTTCTTTAGGTGCCCTTTCAGCTCACAATTTTTTAAACGAATCTTTGTATGGCGCTATAAACGACTATAGAACTAGATTTAATGCGCATGAATGGAATATTTCAGAAGGGTGGCAGATTCTTAAATATGGAAAAGATGGACATTTTATAAATCATTTTGATGACTGCACAATGTTTCCAAGAACAGTTTCAATGAGTTTTTATCTTAATGATGACTACGAGGGTGGAGAGATTGAGTTTAATAACTTTAAATTAAAAATCAAACCTAAAGCAAATCAAATGATTGTATTCCCATCAAATTATGTATATACGCATACCGTTCATCCTGTGACGTATGGAACAAGGTACGCCGTTGTAGGGTGGTGGGACAAATGATTATTCAAATTATTGGGCTTCCGGGTTCAGGCAAAACTACGTTAGCTGCTGAGCTAGCCAGCCGTATTAACGCCATACATATTAATGCGGACTACGTACGCTCTACTATTAACTCTGACCTTGGGTTCTCATCGGAAGACCGTGTAGAGCATGCCCGCCGTATGGGAGGAATGGCTGAGATGCTTTCAGGTCAAGGGTTTGATGTAGTAGTTGATTTCATCTGCCCGACACAAACCACAAGGAATGTTTTTGGCAAAGCAAATATTCTTGTATGGATGGATACTCTTAAAGAAGGGCGCTTTGAGGACACAAATAAGATGTGGGAAGATCCAACAGCTTTTGATTATAAGTTTGAAACCTTTGATTCTGAAACGCACGTAAACAACATCATACTTACATCTAACCTACATGACTGGAAAGCGCCAACAACACTTATGCTTGGGCGTTACCAACCTTGGCATGAAGGGCACCATGCTCTGTATCATGAAGCTAAAACCCGCACCCCCCAGGTAATGTTGGGTGTGCGCAACACTCAGGGTACAAGCCCTAAAGACCCCCTAGGATTTGATGAGGTAAAGAAATACATCTCATCTGACCCGGCTATGGCTGGGGCTATGGTTGTTAAAATGCCTAATATTACCAACATCGTGTATGGTAGAGACGTTGGATATAAGATTGAACAAATTAAGTTAGGAGAAGAAATTGAAGCTATCAGCGCTACTCAAAAGCGTAGCGAAATGGGTATCTAAGCTACTTGGTTTTATGGCTTTGGGGGCGGGGCAATGAACGTCACGCATTCACGTTCTTTTACCAAAGCTGTTACTTGGAGACTTATGGGTACTGTAGACACGTTTATCTTGTCTTATGTTATCACTGGAAAAGCAAAGCTGGCTTTAGCTATTTCGGGCATGGAGATATTTACTAAAGTTTTTCTTTACTATGTCCACGAACGCGTTTGGAATAAAGTTAAATGGGGTCGTGAGCAATGATTATACAAAAAGAAAACTTTCTTTTAGAAGATGACTTTAATACCCTTTCTAATTATGTTTTAACTACAGAGGACTGGGAGCCGCTTCCTCACACCCCTTTGTGGGATAGTAGATGTATAAACCCGCATTCAGTTAAGTCAACCGAGCTTCTTAATCTTTTAAAAGATACTTCTATTAAAATGTCAGCTGAAATAACTAACACTTTTAATATAGAGGTTCCTCTGTATGCGGAACTCCTTCAATTTGCTAGGACTTATAGAGGGCAGACTGGCAACCCGCACTCTGATTCTACGGGAAATAACGGGGAAGACAATGGAACCTCACATAGAAAATTCTCTGCGTTAATTTATTTGGGTGGGGAGTTTTCTGGGGGCGACCTATGGTTTCCAAATCAAAATACAACTGTTACCCCAAAACCAAATTTATTAGTAATGTTTCCCTCCACTTTTGAGTATATGCACGGGGTAACTGAGATATTTAATGGTGTTAGGTATGCTATAACTTCGTTTTGGTCTTACGATTACTCGGTATCCGCGGCTCAATCATTTTTAGATAGGAAATAGATATGGCTAAAGAGGACATAATAGTTATCCACGATTTTATAAAAAAAGAAGAAATTGATTTATTTATAAACTATCAAAAGTATTTAGATACTAATGGTCTTTGGGATATGGGGGACTCTACGGGTGACCCCTACAGCCAGTGGTCTAATAGATTTATGGGCGCTGCAAATCTTAAATCCATTGGAAAGGGGTTAGGGACACCTTATGACATTGACATTTTTAATAAATTAGTTAACTTAAGAACAAGGATTAAACACGAGATAATGAAAGTTTATAACCTTGATGTTGTATACGCCGACAGTTTAAATTTAATTAAGTGGCCCCACGGATACGTTCAACCAGCCCACTCAGACTTTGAAAACTATGGGTTAGAGCCGCATGTGTATAACTGGCGACAGGTGGGTTGCGTTTTATATTTAAACGATGATTTTGAGGGGGGAGATATTCATTTTCCCCAACACGGCATTTCTATCCCCGTTAAACCGGGCATGCTTGCTTTTTTTCCAGGGGATGTGCACCACTCTCATGGAGTTAAAAGGGTATTGAACGGCACCCGCTATACTATTTCTAGTTTTTGGACGGAATACGCAAACCATGAGGATAAGTTAGAACAAGAGGTATAAAAAATGGCATATGATCCGACTATAAATCATTGGGAATTAAAAACTTTATTGAAGTTTGACGACCGTATTTACTTTAGATTAAATACTATTAAATTAATAAACAATAAATATGAAACTGCTCTTCTTCCTTCAGAGCATGAAGGAAAAATTTCACACCTTAAAATATTGTTTTATAATCTTCATTCTTCCGAAGAGGAGGCTAAGTCTTTTCATAATGAGGCTGCGGAACATTTAACACAGTTATCGTTAAAATTTGATAACACTATGGACGTGTTGCAGTATATTCAAGAAAATAGCCCAAAGCTAACACGCTATTATGATTCTGTTGATTACAGCTACCCAGAGGACATATTCGGTGAAACCTACAGATAAAGAGATTACTTTTTATTCATTTGATAATAAGCTCCAAGACGACCCAAATAACCCTATTACCGCACTCTATTCACTACCCCACTGGTACAGAGAAGCGGAACGTTATTTAGAGGGCGACGTAAATAAACCAACGTTTAAAGCTTGTATGCCGTTCTTTGACGCTATGTCACTGGGTTATTGTTTTGTAACACCTACTGATATTTTAATAGAAGTGGATGGCGATGATATTCACGTATCAATTGATGAAAAATATAAAACTTTTATTGAGGTTCGCCCAGAAATGAAAGGATTTAGCGCCCCAGATGACTGCTACCCTCATCATATAGCGGTGCTGCCTCAGTGGGGGGTTAGCTTGCCTGAAGGATATAGCGCTTTATACGTAAGCCCATTAAATAGGTTTGATTTACCTTGGGTTGTAACTAACGGTATTATTGAAAACGATAAAATGGATACGCCTGGAAACGTTCCTTTATTCTTAAAAAGAAGTTTTAAAGGTGTAATACCAAAAGGTACCCCCTACGTTCAAATAATACCTTTTAAAAGAGAGCTTTGGAAAAGCAATATAAGTATGCTTACGGACCAAGAGGCACACGCTAAACAACACGTTGGGGATGTTTTTAGAACTGAGCCTAGTGGGGTGTATAAAAAGCTTTACTGGGAACGTAAGGTTTACAAATAATGTTTATATACGATGATGACTTCCTTACCGAAGACGAAATGCGTTTTGTAGACGACCTTTTCTATTCTGTAGATACACCTTGGTGCTATTTTAAAGGAACTCAAAGTAACGACGTAGACCACCCTGGTGTTGTAAATACACGTAAAAAAGATGTACCTTATTTTTCAGCTGGAATACCTGAAGGTTCACCTATACACAAAGACTTTAAGTGGCTAATTGATAAGTTCTGTATAAAACACGGCATAGCTTATACCTCCCTTGGTAGGGTAAAACTTAACGTAACCCCTCATACTTTTAAGACTGGGTCGCTATACCCACACGTAGACAGGGACGACCCGCATTTAATATTTTTGTATTACCTGCACGATAGTGATGGGGATACAGTTTTATATGAGGATACGTTTACTGGTCAGATTATTAAGCCCCCTCTTACGATTATGCACTCAATATCCCCTAAAAGAGGCGCGGCGTTTGTTGTGGACGGTAGGCATTTTCACGCCATAACCCCTCCTCAAAAACACTCTGTAAGGTCAGTTGTCAACGCGAACCTGCTAATAGACAAGTATTAAACTTAATTAACCATGACATACCTAAGAATTTAACGCTTTAATTTATTAAAAAGGTATAATAGATTATATGTCATATAAAGAAGCTGTACTTAGAGATGATCCTGTAGCCTATTAGCCTTTAACAGGTACCTTTACCTACCGCACCTATGCTACTGTACTTGAGCAATACGCAACATATCAACAATGGTTAAATTCTGAAGCTACATATGCATATGAAGCTGGATCTATTACTTTTGAAGATATATCTGTAAGTGGTAATCATGCTGCTGTTGGTTTTGGATCTCAATTACCAACTTTCTTAGATATTTTAACCCTTAACTCCCGTCTTTTTAGCGATTCAACAATTAATGGTTGCAAGCTTAATGATAATTCAATTATAAGTATTTTTGATACATATAGTTTTTTTGATAAAAATTATGAAGGCGGGATATTTGGAATAGAATTCTGGGCATTATTTTCAGAAGCACCAGATGCTAAAACAAATCTATTTAGCGTTGTAAATGATACAACCGTAATTGCTGAAGCATATGCTCAAAATGATTATATTTATTTTACTGTAAATACTGCCACAAGCTCATATACAACTAAAAAGCGTATGTATTCATGGGATAAAAAAGTTCACATATATCTTTCTTATAATGAAAGAAATATTGAAATTATGGCAGATGGCGTATCAGATGAATCTGTTATGATACCAAAAAATGATAAATTTACAATGACTACAAATACTTATGTAAAGTATAAGTTAGGGCCAGCCCCAACAGGTAAATCATTTACAATAAATGATCTTGCTTTTTACACATATAAGCTTTCTAAAAAAGAAATTGATAATCATATATATTGGGCAAACACAGATTCTGGACCAGACCATTTTGCACAACAAGGTAATGCTTATCATTTTGATATTAAATCAAGAAGTGAAATGATACATATGGAAAGAAGATTTAGTTCTTCAAAAGATTATGATCAAGGCTCATATGTAGATCTTGTTCCAGATAACGGCGGAATAACGATTAAACAAACTACTACAGCCAGCACATTAACTGGTACTTGGTACTATAACTTTCCATTAATCAACACCATAAGCTTTGTTGGAATAAGTATTTATTGGGATACTGCAACTTCAAATGTAACAACAGGCGGGAATAAAAGCATAAAGGTTTATTCATCTTATGATAATGGAACAACATGGTATGAGGTATTAAGCAATGAACTAGTTCCTTTCTTTTTACAAAATTCGCTTAACAATGCAAGTGCAAGTTTATTAATTAAAGTACAAATGTATTCACCAGATACTTCTTTAAGCACCCAGCCAAGACTAGATAATCTTTCAATTAAAATTTATAAAACTTTAAATATAGCAGCAGATTCAGGCGGATTTGTTATGACCCCTACAACTGGATCAACCTATATGATTAAAGAGCACACAGATAATTTGCTTTCAAGACACAGGAATTTAGGCATTAATTTTGTAAATCAAACACCTGGGACGGGATATCCAGGATCAGCTGTAATTACATCAACCAATAGTACTGCTTATAAAACTATAGAATTTTGGTTTAAATACACAGGAACTAGCGCAAGCTCAGCAGCCGTTTTAGACACTGCAACTATATCGGGTGTAGATATATCTATATCCAGTAGCTCAAACCTCTTATCAAGCAACCTAGGGGCTAATGCAACCCTATATATCAATGGTGTACAACAATCAACAAACTCATATGCTATAGTGCCTGGGGCAACTTATTTTATAACACTTGTTTATAATACATCAACAACTAATCCAATATACATTAATGGAAGCACAGATGGTTTATCAGCATCTCCGCAAGCAATGTATGGATATATAACCATGTTCCCAACCGCTTTAAGTGCAACAGAGGTTCAAACGAGATACCTTTCATATCTTGCTACACAAACTGCAATTGTATATGATACTACAACTACGCTGGGCACTATTCTTGAGTACATTGGATCAACTCCTACAAGCTTAAATGGCGGTCTTGCTGTCATTTCACATGATCATACATATTAAAAATGGCAGTCATCAGTACATTTATTAGGCTTTAACTAAACAAAATGGTATTATAACAACATGGGAAAAATGAAGATTACCCCCGTAGATGAAGTCAACTGGGGATTATATATGTGGCAAATGCCCGATGAATCATTAGTTATAGACGATGAAGGCGGATATCTTTGTGTCCCGTCACTTAAAGGTGACATTAAACAGATTAAAAAGATTAAAGAAGTTGCTAAATACCATGGTCTTTCAGAAGGAAAGCCTATCTTTTTTGCGGGTCATAGAACAGTAACAGATGATGAACTTGAAGAACAAAAAACAAGATCAAATATGGGTTTAATTCCAGATACACAGGACACACCTGCAATGATGGAATATGTTAAAGAAATGCGGGAGATGAAGCTAGGATAATGGAACACAACGTAACAATCATGGACGATAACGAAGAAAACGAAGTACAAGTTAGATCAAACGTAGACTTTGGATTTGGTGGCTCTACATCAGAAGCATTTGAAGATCCGTTTTCTAAATCTTGGGATGATATTAAAAAGATGGACGGGCTTAATCCAAATATCCGTCGTCAAGCTAATAGGCTTGAAAAGTCTTTTTCTGGCATAGATGATGCAAAATCTAAAAAGCTTGATCCGCTTGATCTTACAGGCTATTCTTTATTTCAGATTGTTCAGCCTCCATTTAACATGCTTTATTTATCACAACTTTATGATGTGTCCCCCTATCACCATTCAGCAGTTAATGCCAAAGTTGCAAACGTAATTGGGCTGGGGTATAAATTTGAAGAAACATTTAAAGTAACTCAAAAAGTACAAGATGTTATTGATGATCCAAAGAAGCTTGACAAGCTACGCACAAAAATTGAAGCAGCAAAAGTTGAGCTTCGTGATTTTCTTGAATCAATGAATTCAGATGATTCTTTTACAGAAAATATGAAAAAAGTATATACAGATTTAGAGTCAACAGGTAACGCTTATCTTGAAGTTGGTCGTACAGCTACAGGAAAAATTGGCTATCTGGGACATATCCCAACAACAACTATGCGTATTCGTCGTCACCGTGATGGCTTTGTGCAGGTTGTATATAATCGTTATACATTCTTTAGAAATTTTGGAGATACAGAAACTCCAGATCAAATTGGAACAGACCCACAGCCAAACGAAGTAATTCATTTTAAAAAGTTTACACCATCAAATACATACTACGGTGTACCAGATATTTTATCTGCAAAAAATGCTGTAGCTGGTGATGAGTTTGCACAAAGATTTAATTTAGATTATTTTGAAAACAAAGCAGTGCCACGCTATATTATTACTGTAAAGGGTGCCAAGTTAAGTGCAGAGTCAGAGCGTAAGCTTCTTGAGTTTTTTCAGACTGGGCTTAAAGGCCGTAACCACAGAACGCTCTATATTCCTCTTCCATCGGATGGCGAAAATAGTCGTGTTGAATTTAAGATGGAGCCAGTTGAGGCGGGAATACAAGACTCTTCATTTAATAACTATGCCATAGAAAATAGAGATCGTATCCTTATTGCTCATCGTGTGCCAATTTCTAAAATTGGTATGCCTGCAGGAGTCTCATTGGCAAACGCTAAGGATGCGGATAAAACATTTAAAGAGCAAGTGTGTCGTCCAATGCAAGAAGAACTTGAGTACAAGCTTAACAAGATTTTAGCTGAGTTTACAGACGCATTTATGCTTAGATTTGAAGAATTGTCTCTTACAGATGAAGAAACAATGGCAAGAATTGATGATACTTATCTTAAAGACAAGGTAATTCTTCCAAATGAAGTTCGTTCAAGAAAGGGCTTAGCCCCAATTGAAGGCGGAGATGATCCTTTGGAGCTAAAGCCACAACAAGCAGCAGATGCAAGAATGGATGGCAATAGAGAACGTGACACCCAAAGAAATCTAAATGCACCAGACAAATCAGGGGGCGGAAGAAATGCTCAAGGTGAGGGTAGAAAAGTAAAATAATAACTACTGTAAATTATGAGTTAATTATAAATACTGCTATTATTTAAATTATATATGGAACTACAAAAAACGTATTGGCAAAATAGTGAATCATCAATGGCCTTATCCTTTCCTATTGCAAAGGTTAACAAGGAGAAGAGAACTGTTTCTGGATTTGCTTCATTAGATAACGTAGACCGTCATGGGGATATTGTTACATCTGAAGCAAGCAAAAAAGCATTTGAAAGCTTTAGAGGCAACATACGTGAAATGCATGGTCCATCTGCTGTAGGCAAGATGATTGATTTTAAAGAAGACGCTTTTTTTGATAAAGCTTCTGGTAAGAAATATAGTGGCGTTTATGTCACAGCATACATCTCTAAGGGCGCACAAGATGCGTGGGAAAAAGTTCTTGATGGAACTTATTCAGGATTTTCAATTGGCGGAAATATTGTAGATGCAAAAATGGAAAAAGCAGATGGCGGGGATGAAGAGCGTAGAGTTATTCATAACTACGATCTACATGAACTATCATTAGTAGATTCACCAGCAAATCCACTTGCTAACTTTTTTTCTATTCAAAAAATGGCAAAGAATATGACATTAGAAAATGTTTACTGGTGTAAAGAAGATGAAGTTGCATCAACATCAGTAGAAATAGCAAAAAATTGTTCTGTATGCGGAGATTCAATGACAAATGTTGGTTGGGTTGAGCAAGCAGATTCAGAAAAATTTGAAGCAATTGAAAAAGTAATTGATTCTTACTTTAAAAAAGATGATGCTCCAGGCCCAACACACTCAGCTTTAGAAACAGCCGCTCCAACAAGCGTAATTGACACTAGCTCAGCAATCAATCTTTATCCAGATCAAAATAAAACAAAAAAAGTTTCGCCTATCACAGTTGATGCGGCGACTATTAAGAAGAATGAAGGAGGTAATGAAATGACAGAAGAAACAAACGCAGAAGTAACTACCGAAGTTACTGAAGTTGAAACTCCAGCTGTTGAAGAAGTAGCGGAAGTTACAGAAGCACCAGCAGTTGATGCAGGAGAAGCAATCGAAAAGGCTGTTGCTATTTCAGAGGTTGAGGATACACTTGATTTCACAAAGATGGTAACTGACCTTAAGACCTTCTTTAATGATTCTATTGAAAAGAATTATGCAACTCATGCAGCAACAGTTCAAGATGTTTATCGCATTGTTGAGGAAACAAGGGCAGAAATGTCAAAGGCGATTGACGAAATCAAAGCTAAGCATGAAGAGATTAACAAATCAATTACTGATATGTACGGTAAAATTGACTATGTTGATAATAAGCTAAACGGATTTGAATCCGCAACAGCAGTAAAGAAGTCTAGCGATCTTAACGGATCACTAGAGGAAACAAAAATCCAAAAAAGTATATGGCAAGGACACTTCCTCGGTGTTAATAGCTTAACTAAAAATCTATAAAAAAATAAGGTGGTGAAATAAAAAATGAGTAATGAACTATTACAAAAAGTAATTGA